GTCATGTTTTTGCGCGGATGGAAATGAGGAGGGGGGGGGTAGTCTGATGGCGCCGGCAGCGGGCGGCAAGCAGTCGCAGGATGACACGGCCGCGGCGCTGGCCGGCCTGGCTGGCATGCCCAAGCTTAAAGTCCGTTACCAGCTGGCGGCGAAACTCGTGCCCTACGCCCGCAACGCCCGCACCCACTCGGCGGCGCAGGTGTCGCAGATCGCCGGTTCGATCCGTGAATTCGGTTTTACCAATCCGGTGCTGCTGGACGGCGCCGGCGGCATCCTGGCCGGCCACGGCCGGGTTCTCGCGGCCGAGATGCTGGGCCTGAAACGGGTGCCGACGATCGACTTGGCGCACCTTAGCGAGGCGCAGCGCCGGGCCTATGTGATCGCCGATAACCAGCTGGCCTTGAACGCCGGCTGGAATCGTGAACTGCTGGCCGTCGATATGGGCGAACTGAAAGCCGAAGGATTCGACGTCGGCCTGGTCGGCTTCAAGGCCTCGGAATTGGAGGACATCCTGTTGCGCGGCGGTCGGACCGGCGGCCTTACAGACGAAGACGCGACGCCTGATGAGAAGCCGGCGGCGGTCTCGCGGCGCGAGGATGTCTGGATTTGCGGCCGGCATCGCATTGCTTGCGGCGATGCCACGGTGCCCCGCGACGTCGAGCGCGTCCTGGCCGGCGCCGTGCCATTGCTGATGGTCACTGATCCGCCCTATGGGGTAAATTACGACGCCGACTGGAGAAATCGCGTCGTTAAGAAAACCGGCAAGGCAGTCGGCGCCCGGGCGATCGGCAAGGTCACCAATGATGACCGAGCCGACTGGCGTGATGCCTGGGCGTTGTTCCCGGGCAACGTCGCTTATATCTGGCACTACGCCGTGAAAGGGCACCTGGTCGCAGACAGCCTGGTCGCCGTAAATTTCGAACTGCGGGCGCAAATCGTCTGGGTCAAACAGCGCCATGTGATCAGCCGCGGTCACTATCATAGCCAGCATGAATCGGCGGTTTACGCGGTACGCGAGGGCCAGGACGACAACTGGCGTTTTACCGAGGAACATATGGCGGCGCTTTACGCGGTGCGCAAAGGCAATACCGGCAACTGGCACGGCGATCGCAAACAGTCGACGGTGTGGAATATCGATCACGTAAAATCGGAAACCGGGCATTCAACACAGAAGCCGGTCGAGTGCATGCGGCGGCCGATCGAAAACAACTCCGCCGCCGGCGAGGCGATTTATGATCCGTTCCTGGGTTCCGGCACCACGGTGATCGCGGCGGAAACCACCGGGCGCGGTTGCCTGGGCCTGGAGATCGAGCCGGGTTACGTGGATATGGCGGTGACGCGCTGGCAAGCATTCACCGGCGAGACGGCGACGCTCGAGGGCAGCGGCAAAACATTCGATGAGGTCGCGCGGTCGCCCGCGCGAGAAGGTGAAAAGCATGAGAGGTCGAAAGCCGAGCAATCCTAAAGTTACGAATCTGGAGGCCGGGCGCGGGCGATTGACCGTCGTCGAGGGTGGCGGCACGCCGCCGCCGTCGAAGGTGCCAGAGGCGCCGGACTGGATCAAAGCCGACCGAGCGCGGGCGTTATGGTCGCGCCTGGTGCCGGAACTGCTGCGGCGCAAGCAATATATCGGTCTGTTTGAAATCGAGCTGGGGCGTTACTGCGTGTCGTTCGGCGAATATGTCGAGGCACAGGAGTCGATCGAAAAAATCGGCCTGATCGTTAAAACGCCAAACGGTTTTCCGATACAGTCGCCTTACGTCGTGATCCGCAACCGTCAGCACGAAATCATGCTGCGCCTGGCCGCCGATCTGGGCCTCAATCCGGTCGCCCAGATGCGCCTCGACGGCGTGCAGCTGGACCTGTTCGACAAGTCTGGCGCGCCGCAGGACGGCGCCGACCCGGAAGGAAATATCGGCCCGTTCGCCAAGTTCCGGGCGGGGTGATGACGCGCTACGATTATGTCGACCGCGCGATCGATTACTGCCGGGGCGTCGTCGCCGGGTCGATCCCGAACTGTAAGCTGACCCAGCTGGCCTGCGCGCGGCAGCTGGCCGACCTGGAACTGGCGGAAAAAGCCGACCCGGATTTTCCGTATGTGTTTGACCGGGCCGCCGGCAACCGGATTGGCGGCTGGGTCGAGATGTTTCCGCACGTCAAGGGCCGCTGGGCCAGGGCGAAAGATCCGGCCGACCGGCTGATCCGGATCGAGGACTGGCAGTGTTTCGTGTTGACGACGGCGTTCGGCTGGCTGCACCGCGACACCGGGCTGCGGCGTTTCCAGACCGTCTATATCGAGGTGCCGCGCAAGAATGCCAAGACGACCATATCGGCGCCGGTCGCGCTGTTCATGCTGAGCGCGGACGGCGAGCCGGGCGCCGAGTGCATCGCCGCCGCAACGAAAAAAGACCAGGCCAAGATCGCCTTTACCATTGCCCAGCTGATGGCAAAGAAACGCGAGGAATTCCGCACGGAGTTCGCGATACAGGTGCGGGTCAATTCGATCATGTGTCTGGAGAACGAATCGACGTTCGTGCCGATCGATAGTGCCGCCGGCACCCAGGACGGCGGTAATATCCATTTCAGCCTGAACGACGAGTTACATGCCTGGAAGGGCCGCGCGCTGTACGAGGTGATCGATACCGCCATGGGCAGCCGCGACCAGCCCCTGATGTGGAACATCACCACGGCCGGCGCCGACGCCAGCAGTATCTGCTACGAAACCCGCAGCTATCTGGTCAACGTGCTGCAGGGCCACCACCGCGACGATAGTTTCTTCGGCGTGATCTATTCGATCGACGAGGGCGACGATATTTACGCCGAGGCGACGCACCGCAAGGCCAACCCAAACTATGGTGTTTCGGTGTTGCCCGCCGACATGGAACGCCTGGCGCGCAAGGCGCGGCACAACGCAAAGTCGCGCAGCGGATTCCGCACCAAGCGGCTGAATCTGTGGGTCGGCGCCGCCGAGGCTTTTTTCGATCTCGACCAGTGGGACGCCTGCGCCGATCCGACTCTGCGGGAGGTGGACTTCGCCGGCCTGGCCTGCACGGTCGGCCTCGACCTGGCCAGCAAGCGGGACATCAACGCGGCGGTGCGGCGGTTCCAGGCGCCTGGCGAGTCCGGCCTGGTGACGTTGCTGTTCGATTTCTGGCTGCCGCGCGCGCGGATCGACGAGGCCGATAACCCGTCCTATCCGGGCTGGGCCGAGGACGGCCATTTGCACACGACCGAGGGCAACGTGGTCGATTACACCGCGATCAAGGATCGCATTTGCGATCTCGCGGTGCTGCACGACCTGACCGAATTGGGGTTCGATCCATACCAGGCGACCCATATGGTGCGGCTGTTGATGGACGAAAACATCAACTGTGTGGAGATCCGGCCGACCGTGCTGAACTTCTCCGAGCCGATGAAGGAACTGGACAAGCTGGTCGCCGAGGGTCGGCTGCGGCACGACGGCAACCCGGTGATGCGCTGGATGATCGGCAACGTGGTGGCGATGCGCGACCACAAGGACAATGTCTATCCGCGCAAGGAAAAACAGGAAAACAAGATCGACGGCCCGGTGGCCGCGATCATGGCCGAGGCCCGCGCCGCGGCACCCGAGGAAATAAAGCCGGTGCCGCAGATCGTCGTCTTGAAAGGTCGCCAGGATGAAAATGCCGAGTTGGCTGAACAACCTTAACCCGTTGCGCAACCGGGCCACGGTGCCCGAGCGCACGCCGGGATCGACGCGCTTCATTATGATTCCGTCGCAAACCGGTGGCATGTGGGTTTCGGAAGAAACCGCGATCCAGTTGAGTGCGGTTTTCGCCTGCGTTTCGGTCATATCCAAGGCGCTGGCGTCGTCGGTATTCGACGTGTTCGAGGATTCGCCGGACGGCGAGCGCCAGCCGCGCCGCAACAGCCAGCTGTATAAGTTGCTGAATGTATCGCCCAACCCGGAAATGAATGCTTTCGAATTCCGCGAGGCGTTGGTGATCAGCGCGCTGTTATGGCACGGCGGTTACGCCGAAATCGAGCGCGACGAGGTGGTGGGCCGGCCGATCAATCTGTGGCCGCTGCATCCCGACCGCGTTACGCTGGACCGCGACGACGCCGGCGCGCTGATCTACCGGATACACAACCAGACCAGCGCCGACACCCTGCTGGCGTCCCGCGATGTTTTCCGCATACACGGGCCTGGGATCGATGGCCTGGTCGGCTACCGGGTCGCGCGCCTGGCTGCCCGGACATTCGGCCACGCCATGGCGGCGGAAACTTTCGGCGCGGCGTTCTACGGCAATGGCGCGCAAATGGGCGCGACGCTGGAAACCGAGGCCAATCTGACACCCGAGCAGGTAAAACAACTCGAGGATTCGCTGGCCGAACATAAAGGGCCGCTGAATTCACATCTGCCGCTGGTATTGGGCGGTGGCGCCAAGTGGGTGCAGCACGCGATCGCGCCGGAAAAGGCGCAATTCATCGAAACCCGGTTCCTGCTGATCGAGGAGGTCTGCCGGTTTTTCGGCGTGCCGCCGCATAAGGTCGCGCACCTATTGCGCGCGACGTTTTCGAATATCGAACAGCAGGGCTTGGAATTCGTGCGCGACGCGCTGACGCCCTGGGCCGAACGGCTGCGCCAGGAAACCGACCGCAAATTGCGCCCGGTCAACAAGCGGGCGATGCACACCAGGCTCGACCTGGAATGGCTGGCGGAAGGCGATTCGAAAACCAAGGCCGAGGCCGACAGCCTGCTGGTCAATAGCGGTATCATGAACCGCAACGAGGTGCGCCGCCGGCGCGGCCTGAATACCATCCCGGACGGCGACAAGCACACCGTGCAGCTGTCCATGACGACGCTGGAAAAGATCGGCGAGGAACCGGACCCGCCACCCGACGACGGCGCGATCGTGGCGCCGCCGGATGACGGCGCCATGCCGGACGATCCGGCGCCGGACGATGACGACGCGCGCGCCGGCCTGCGTGTCGTCGAATAACCGGCAGAAAGGGAATCCGCCATGCAAAACCGTTTTCCGATCCTGAATGGGCCGCGTGCAGTACCGATCGCCGGCCGCTATGGCTATACGATCAACGCGGTCAACAAGGATGTCGGCGAAATCTTTATCTATGACGTGATCGGCGACCCGTGGGATGGCACCACTGGCAAGCAATTCGCCAAGGATTTGAAATCGCTGGGCGCCGTCAAAGTGCTGAACGTATTTATCAATTCACCCGGCGGCAGCGTGTTCGACGGCTTTGCGATCTTCAACCAGTTACAGCGCCACAAGGCGCGCAAGCTGGTGTCGATCGACGGCATGGCGCTCAGCATCGCCAGCGTGATCGCCATGGCAGGCGACGAAATCAGCATCGCCGCCAACGCCATGATGATGATACACGACCCCTGGTCGTTCGGTTTCGGCAACGCTGCGGAATTCCGCAAGCTGGCCGGCATGCTGGACAAGATCGGCGGCAATATCCTGGGCGCGTATGCCGCCCGCACCGGCCTGCCGGACGAACAACTGGCGGCGATGATGGCCGAGGAAACCTGGATGGTCGCGCAGGAGGCGGTGGACTTGGGTTTCGCCGATGCCGTTGGTGCGGAAATCCAGATCGCCGCCAAGGCGCGCGGCGCCGATTTTTCTAAATTCAAACATACGCCGCCATACCTCGTTAAGGCGGCGGCCTCGGCGCCAGTGGATTACGCCGCCCGGGTCAGAAATTTACGGCAGCGGCTCGAATCAGAAGCCGCTTAGTGAATCGCGGGGCCGGCCCTGCGACAACCGCCGCCTGATCGGCGGCTTCCCCCATAGCGAAAGGTGTTGTTATGAATCGCACGAAAACCGCTAATTTGATGGCGTCGCTGCTGGCCGGTGTTGCATCGGTCGGTTACTTTCCCGTTTATGCGGAGGCGCAGACGGTGGAGGATTTGCAGGCGTCTCTACTCGACCTTACCGAACAGAGCGAAACCGTACAGGCCAACGCCGACGGCGAGGGCCGGGAACTGACGCCCGAGGAAACCGCCGAACTGGACCGGATTTTTGCCGAATTCGATGCGACCGAAAAGAAGCTGAAAATCCGCGAGCGGATCGCCAGCCAGGTCACCAGGCTGGCCGGGACGGCCGGCCGGCGAACCGAGCCGGACCCCGTGGCAGCCGCTGCGCCCGGTGAACCGGCGGCCCCGGTCGCCGGTCCGGGCCAGCCGTTGGTACCGGCGCGGCCCGCCGGTGCCGGCGAAAGCGCCCGCTGGGGCTGGACTTCGCTGGGGCATTTCGCCATGGCGGTGCGCAACGCCCACCCGGCCAGCGGCATACAGCCGGACCAGCGGCTGTTCCGCGGCCAGCCCGGCACGGTATCCACCGAAGGGGTTGGCGAGGACGGCGGTTTTGCCGTGCCGCCGGAATTCCGCGAGGCCATCACGCAGTTGGTATTCGGCGAGGAATCGCTGGTGGCGCGCACCGATCTGTTGCAATCGGGCAGCAACACCTGGACCGCGCCGAAAGACGAGACCACGCCATGGCAATCGGCCGCCGGTATCCAGGCCAACT